CAAGCATTAGCCTGCGGTTAAAACAATTCGAACAATATTTTAGAAATTTTCCTTTCTATTTTTTAAAAATTATTTAGTAGTAACAATTAGTCCGTCAGGTAATACATCAAGCGCCGGTTTATCTGAACGACTGCCATCTTCGTTGACGTAGTACCAGCCGCCTTCGACTTTAACAAGTTCTTCTGAAGACATTGCGCCGTTCTCTTCTTTGAGATGGTATAGTTTGTCCTTGTATTGAACCCAGCCAGTGACCATTGCTCCTGAAGCATCAAGATAATACCATTTACCGTTCACAAGCACCCAACCAGTGGCCATGGCGCCATTTTCTTTGAGATAGTACCACTTTCCATCATCCTTCAACCAGCGAGAAGCTATTGAATACCCTCTCTCGTTGAAGTAGTACCAGGTACCATCGATCTTTTCCCATTCTTCTTTTGGGTAGGATCCGTCATGGTATTCATACCACCATCCGGTATCATTATTTTTCCATTTGGGTTTAGCTTCTTCGTCATCTAGTAAAACAATGTTTTTGTCGTACGGATTTGAAGAGTATTGCCACCAGCGAATCCCGTCCATGGATGGGAAATATTCAAAGTTAGCTGTACCATCATTCAAACCATACCCAGCAATCCAAAGGCTATTTGGAAATTTCGCAAGAATCTGCTCATAATAGATATTATTGAGCGTGAATGGCTTGTAGCTGTAATAGATTGGCTCATAACCATTTTCTTTGAGGATTTCCATGAAGCGAATACAAGCATCTGTATTTGCCTGTTTATCTCCGCTAGCGTGATCTTCGTAGTCAAGACACAAGTATTTTACTTTTTGAGGAACATTATCAAGGAAATAGCGTGCCTCTCGCTCGGCTTCTTCAATATCACCACCAAACCAAGCAAAATGATAGAATCCAACAGGATTGGATTGCTCAATTTGAGCAGGTAGGCAAGGATTTAGATAGTTTGTACTTTCAGAAACTTTGATAATAGTATTCTGTGTACCCATATCCTCCAAAATACCTGTAATATCGTATCCATTGTGACTAGATACGTCGATGAATAAGTCGTTTTTCTTCATTGTTTTCTCCTAATCCTCACTTGGTTCTGAGTATTCCAATGCTCTTTTGCTATCAGAAATTCCTGCAGTTGTTGGGTCTGGAATGATATTTAGGATATTTACAATCGTCAACCCCACAAGATAAGGGTTCGCAAATAATTTGCCAAGCAAGTCTAAAATGACTCCCCAACTAACCAAATCTTCTAGTTTAAGATTAAAATATGCGAGAATTGGCAAAGCTAGTGCGAATGCTACTCGCAATAAAAATGTTTTGTTTTTTAAGTTAAAACGTACTTTCCAGTTAATCATGTTTTATTCTCCTTTGTTTTTATCTTCGTCTTTCTCAATCAATCGCTGAAATGCTTTTAAAAATGGTTGAAAAAGAGTAACATTTCCTTTTAATTTACGGTAATTTTCAATGAGAGATTGAAAAGTAAATGCAATGTACCCGAGGTAAATCGAATACAAGAAGAGGAAGCCTGTCTTTTCAGGCAGTAGAACGGACATCGGGATAAGAATCATCAACAAGAGAACTCCTAAAATCTTACGAAGGAGTCCGTTGATGCCGATTTTACTCTTGTACTCAATATCGGGGTTGACAATCGCAGCAATTGTCCCTGTTACAAAATCAATGATTTCCATTGAGACAATCAAAGCTAGAGCGTACAAGACCAGTCCGTCCTCATTCTGGACGACACTTCTTAAAAAATTGAAAAATTCGATTTGCATATATCCCCCTTAATCGATACGTGGCATAACCACAGTCAGAATACCCTTCTGCAACATTTCAGCAAGAGTCTGTTCTTTCCAAGTGTACCCTTCAGATGGTTGCATCTGGAACTTCAGGATTGTTGGTGTATCCTTCGGCCATTTTGGGTTTGTGTCGTAAGGGTAAGGCATCGATACGATATCACCGTTCGCATAACGACGGTCTTTCACAAGTGGCTTGATGAACTGCGCAACCTTGCTGTATGTGTTCGTTGGCATGCCACCATTTTGGCCAATCGCCAAAGCAATGAGAACCTCAGTAATAGCTGATACGCTGTCGATGTTCTCTTTATTCACTGAGAGGTCTGTCTCGGTTTTTGCCAAGATCTGAACTGCTTGCTTAATCTCAGCTTGCGCCTTCACGATGGCTGATCCTGGATCCAATTCAGCTTTCAGGATATCCAGCACCGCCTGAATCAAGACATCCTCTTGCTCAGTCGTGCGGTCGCCTGCAAGCTCACGCATGTTCGTACTGTAGCGATTGCCTTCAGACAGACGAATCTCTACTACTGTGACCGTGTTATCGCCAAAACCTCGTGTATAAGGTTTATTCGCTAGTTCATAATTACTGATTGCCATTTGTCATTTGTCCTTTCACTTCTTCAAATTTTGCCTTGAGCTCTTCGTCAGATTCGATGATTAGTTTCATCTGCTCGAGTTCCATAGCGGTTACCGTGTAGAGAGCTTCTAGCGTAGCCGATTGAGTGGCCTCATTACTGACTCGCTCGCTTAGTGATTTAATTGTTAAAGTGCTGATTTGTTTGTCTTGTTCGTTCATGCTGTTTTCTCCAATTTTTCTATTTTTTGATTGAGTTCTTGAATGGCCTTAATGAGATAAGGCACAAGTTCAAATGTGCGATAGGAGTATGCGCCGTCTGGATTTTCAAAAAATGCTTCAGGAACATATTTCTGGACATCCTGCGCCATAATACCGCAGGAAATATCCTCTATTTTTCCATCGTACTCTTTGCGATAGCTGTACGTCTTGAGCCGCTCGATAGCATCGAGAGCTGAGACTTGGCTGTCTTGGATATTATGCTTGTAGCGACGGTCTGAGATTTCTTTATTGAGTGGAACCCAACTAGAACCACCACCACTCCAAACAAAATACATATAGCCGTTATCGCTAAAGATTTGTTTATACTGAGGAGAGTAAATCCAGTATCCAGATTTACCTGAATTCTCATTGTTGTAGTAGATATCGCCTGTAACACGTAAGTCGCCGTTTATTACCGGCGTGTTCCAAAAATACGCTCGATTGTAACAGAACATTTCGCCCGATTCTTTAACGAACCAAGCATAATTTCCTGGAGCATCCCAAGTCGTGCCCCAATTGACCCAAAGAGCTGTTTTGCCCCAATTACCAGCACCATTACTCATCCCTACATAAAACTGATTCTGACCAGTCAACCAGTAAGTTGACGGGTCTTTATCGTGCGTACCAATCTGGAAACCACCAATTCGACCTTTAAAACCTTCAAGCAAGGTCGCAGATACTACTACCGACCGAAGCTTGTTGATGAAGGCCTCTTTAGCAGCAAGCGTATCCGTGAAGATATCGCTTGAAACGAACATTCGAGCCATTGCTTGGTCCATAATCAGCTTGTCAGCTGTGATGGTCCTGGAACCGATAATTTCAGCGTTCAGTTTAGCGAATGTACCCTCACCGACAAATAACCGCTTGAAGTAACCTTGAATAGCTGTCAGTTCATCAAGTAAGGTCTTACCCTTTAATCGAATCTTTTCGGCTTCAATCAAGATTTGATTGTTGGTCGCATTGATTTGCGAAACGATCGAACCAGCGCTAGTTAGATTCTGAACTGCCCACGAGCCAGCAAGCTGACTCTGAACTGAGCGAATCGATTCGTCTGTGTCTTCAGGGGCTTCTGAAAAGTCTGTAGAGACTGTTCCTACCTCTGCTTTTGGAAAAGCAATCCAAACAGTTGCAGCGGTGAATACATGCATGATCACTTCATTACTTGCATTTGAATTCTCGCTTTTCGTTAACTGAATATCATAGAATTTCCAATCAGTGGTCAACGAAACGCCTTCGACGGTGTTTCTATGTCCTGCTCGCGCTTGAAAATTCGTGTTATTGACAGTAGATTTTGCCCAAAAACTGAAACGCACAGATTTATTGCGCATTTCGTCTACTGTATTCAGGCGCATATCTCCGCCAGTTCTAAAAGTAACTTTCTGATTGTTTGGCTTTCCGTTAAAAGTCGATACAATCTTTAACGTATTAGCTCCCCTGAATTTAGTATTTGTATCTATACTTAAGCTAAGCTGTCCTTGCGTTTGCTCAACACTGTCGTCTACATAATATGTTGAATAACGTTGATGAAGGTCACGCTTAAACAATGAATTAAGAAATAGATTTCGTCCACCAGCTGAAGCCTTTGCTACTTCAACCTGGAATAGCTGGTTAGTCAATGCCATACGAGCGACCTTATCAGCAATATCAGACTCGCTACGACCGATAATCCTCTCATAGAGCTTGCTTGTTTCTTGTACACGTTGAAAGTCGAGCAAGTTAGCTTTGCCAGCAATCTGTGACGTAATGCTTGCAAATCGACCATCAACAGTTGTTCTATATTCTGAGATTTTTGCATCTGCGTAGTTTTGATTATTTTCAGGAGCAGGCTGATAAGCACGCTTCATCGTGCCTTCATAAACATCAATTTCAGTTATCCAAACAGTCGCACTTTGCCCATCAGTTGAACCAAAATTATCAAAACGCAAAGAGAAACCATCATAATCGCCACTATTGAATTGAACTGTGAAGCGCTCTGCTTGTTTAGGAGAGAGACGTTGATTGAAGACGCCTAGCGTTTTCTTCCAAACGTCGTCTTTATTTGATAACAAGCCCACCATGACCCTGAAGCCAGATACATTTCCGGACATGAATCCGGTAAAAGAAAGCGTGTAGTCCGTGTTCTTCTTAAGCTGATTGTAGCGACCTGTCTGAATATAGCACAATCTTGCTTCTTTCGTGTCAATCGTGAACAGTGGAACCGAGCTATTCTTATAAAAACCATGCGTTCGGTTTGTGAACCATTTTCCATTCGTTCCGCCCCAATTCCTATCTCCCAACTCTGCAGCCCCGTTAATGATCAGGTTGGGACTACCTAAATTAATTTCTTCAAATCGTCTTGTCAGGCCTCGCACGTCTTCTACATGCTGAGACTTCGCGACATAGTCGTTAGAAATGTTTTGACGAAGAGTTGCGATATCCGCTCTCGCTCGCTCACTGATTTGCTTGGCTTCCTGAGCAAGTAAGCTACTTGCGCCAGCATTTAGCAAGGCTTCTTCAGCCCTGCGCTTGGCTTCTTGTAGAGGGCCATTGTTGAAACTACTGAAGCGCTGGTCAATAGTGTCAGAGAGCTCTCTCTTAACCTCTTCGGCTCTTGCTCTTGCAAGTTCAATACCGTCAGAAATTTCCTGTCTAAGCAATCCAGCCTTATGATCGAAGTCTAAGTCAGCATTTTGAAGAGCCTTTCCAAGGGCGACTTCTTGTGCAGATTCTGTTACTCCAAGGATGGCATCCGCTGCACTAGATAAGCCACCAGAAGCCCTAGAAAAACCAACCCCTGCCTTGTCATCGAAAGTCAGAGAGATATATTCTTCCTTCAAAGCGTCGAACTCATAAGCAATAGCTTTCTTGAATGAATCGACATTGTGCTTCAAGCTCTTAAGGTTGACTGTATCACCCATATGAACTACTTGGCCATCAAGTTCATAAGCTTCAATCTTGATAGCATCAGAGACCTTGTCAATATCCTCATTTGAGAACTTAGACTGTGCCCACTTCTGCAACTCTTCAACAGTTTTAGCATTGTTGTTCTCATACTCTTTTTCGTTGATATAAGGGTATGAGTTGATAAGAGGACTATCAACAGTCACTCTGATAGTCGTTTCTTTTTCAGCGCCCTCAGTTTTAAAAGTTGACTTAGCATGGATTCTTGTGACAACATTCTGACTGTTCCTTGTACGTTGGTAATCTTTCAGATTCTTATGCGTTGTAATAACAACACCACGATTCTCCCCACGATTCTTCTTGACAGTCATCGCAAAGTTATCACGAACCAGCTCGCCTTCCCATGTACCAACAATGCTGTGTTTACCGTCCAGCAATACAGAGTACAGAGTTTCTGTTTCAGTCGTGTTGAAGGTCCTACGATCCTGGATATCGCTATTGAAAGAAAAATCTCCCAAAGCAGTTTTTGTGTTTTGAACCATGCGAGAAAGAGCCATGCCACAACTCTGACTAGTCACGCTTATTGGCGTGATAGAACGTTGCATCACATCGTCTGAAATGTGATAGGCTGTGATTTCCAGATGATCATTGTGTTCAACAGGTTTCTTAATGCGAAATAGCTGTGCACCAAGGACAGGAGTCGGCGCTTTTATCAACATATCTTCTTGGATGAGCTGATAAATACCAGAGTCAGAAATGGGATATTTCACAGTTAGGGTGAAATCGCCATTCATGGTCTCTTTAACAATCGCCGAAGTCGCTTCATGAAGTGGCTCCCCGTTCCACCGAACGGTTCTCACATCTTTATTAAGTAGATAAAGCAATTATGCCCACCCCCAAACTGTTTCGATTTCAAGCGATTGAATACCTTGACCTAGAACAACCCCAACATTCTTCACTTTCGCTGGATCAACTGTGATAAAATCCCCCGACCATTTCACTGGCTTCCCTGTTGTCGTTTTGAAGCTAGGATTGTCAGGATTGTTGACCATCACAAGCGACTCAGCAAGCCTTTCAAGACGAATGACCTGACCAGCGATTGTAAACGAAGTCTCGGCAGCGCTCTGACCAACGATTGTGATTTTAGGAAAAGCAAGAGCAGAACCTTGTACGGTCAAGGTCCCACTTCTTGTCAATCTCTGTGTATCGGTGCCTTTAAAGTATTTTGTAGGGTGGCATGTGAAGGTTGCTTTGGTCATGTAAAGACCAGGTTGTACTTCTTCAAGGTCGGTCACATTGACCTTATAACACCAGAGTCGAGTTGTTTTGACTCGCTCACTCTCTAGCCAGAACTTCTCACGGATAAACAGACTCATAAATTGGTTCATCTGATCCTCAGTCGGTTTGACTAAGTAAATCGTATAGGGTTTCTTGACCAGTTCTCTATGCTTGTTCGTCTGAACAATTGCTCCACTGATACCACCATGCTCCAAGAGGACCGTCTTGCTCTCTCCCAGAGCAATTGAGGGAGAATCATGGACAATGATTTTAAAAGGAAAAGACGATGTTCTCACACCGTCAATCACAAGCTCATTATGCTTTATCATGCAAACCCTCCTCTCAATTGTGTCTTACGTTGCAATTCGTCAGCAATCCTCTGCGCTACCTCATCAGCAATCCGAATGATGTCAGCTTCTTCTCTGACGGTGTTACCAGTAATAGTAATGTTGATTGTCGGTGAAGTTCCACCCATAGTCTGAGCTATACCTCGACCGATAGCACCAAGTGTTTTGTCATTAAGCGGTAATACTGCTTCATTCCCAGCTTCGCCACCAACCATAAGGCTATTGCCATTCATTCCAAAAATGGTCGGTTTCGTCATGATACCGCCCTTTGCATACCATTCAATGCTGATACTTGGAACACCCTGACTCAACCAGTCGAGTGGATTGGCTGAACCGCTAACAGAGAAGTGAGGTAGTGGGATATGTGGCCAGCTGATACTAAAGTTAAACAATCCTTTGATAGCTTCAATAGCTGAAGATACGGCATCTTTTGCACCGTTGATTGCACCTGAAATGGTACTCTTGATACCTTCCCAAACGCTTGATACAGTACTAGATATAGCATTTAACACATTTGAGACAGTATCCTTGATGCTGTTCCAGACATTTGATACAGTTCCTGAAATACCGTTGAGGATATTTGAAATGTAACTCTGAATAGCTGAAAAAATAGTCTGAACAATGCTTTGAATAGCTTGCCATACAGTAGAGAATACTCCCTTGATAGTTTCCCAAGCGCCTGACCAATCACCAGTAATGATCTGCATAACTGCTTGGATAATACCAAGGACAACATTGATTGCAGTCTCAACAACAGTCTTGATGATTTCCCAAGCTGTTGTGATGACAAGTTGGATATTATCCCATGTGGCTTGAATGAGTGGACCTATGTACGTCATGACCGTGTCAATAACTGTTGAAATGGCATTCCAAACAGTCTCAGCACTTGTCCTGATAAGTTCCTGGTTCTCCGTCCACCAAGTAACAACAGTTCCAAAGACGCTCATGACAAAATTAGAAATCTCTGATACGACTGCATTGATGACTTCAAGAATCGCATTCCAGACGGTTGTAACGACTTCACGAAAACCTTCGTTTGTATCCCAGAGATATTTTAAAGCAATTACTACTCCTGCAACAGCAGCAGCAATCGCTAAAGCTGTTCCAATAATTGGGAGAGCAGCTGTAATCATTGCACCAATCGAAATCTCCAAAGCAGTTGCAGCCGCTTGTAGTGTTAAAAATATAGGGACAATTACACCTACAACAGCTACAACAGTACCCATAACCACTACAAACTCTTTAATCGGTCCAGGTAAGCCACCAAACCATTCAGCAAAACCCTTGACGATATTCCCTAGCATTTCAAAAACAGGGGCCAAGACTTCTGCAATCGCAGCGCCTAGTTCAGACATGGCCAAAGTAGCTGAATTTTGAGCTGTTTTAAATTTGTCAATAGGATCAAGCGTAGATTCGTATGTTGAGGATACTAGTCCGGCTGATACTTGGGATGTATAGCCTAATTCTTCAAAACTTAGTGCTCCACGTTTAATTGCGTCAACCATTTGAGGAGCTTTTTTGGCTCCAAAAATTTCCATCGCAGTGCTAAGAGCTTCTGTCTCACTCTTACTATTTTTGATAGAATCGATGGTTTCTTTCAAACCCTCTGTCATAGATTTGCCTTTTTTGGCATAAGCTCCTGCAGCCTTTGTCAAACCAGACAATGCAGCAGATGAATCAACACCATGTTGCTCCAATTGGCCAATAAGAGTGACCGCTTCTTCAAAACTTAGACCTAGCAACTTAATTTGAGGTGCACCGTCAGTTGCCTTTTTCATCAGGTCATCTACCGAAACACCTGTAGCTTGAGCCACGAAAGTGGTCGAATCTAAAACAGCAGATAAATTTTCGACAGACAATCCATAAGCTTCCAACGCTTGTTTCGATTGTATGGTCGCATTAGTTACATCCGAACCATTTATTTCTGCAAATTTGATAACGTCCTCTGAAGCGTTTTTCAATGCCTCTCCGGTCAATTGAAATTGTGTGTTGACTTCTCCCACGGCATTCCCGACAGTTGAGAAGTCCGTCGGTAACTCTGTCGCAATATCATTTGCGATTTTTTGCATTCCTTCAAGCGCTTCACCACCAGCACCAGTTTTAGTAACAATGATGTCCATACCTTCGTCAACTTGACGAAAGGCTTCAAGAGCACTCTTTCCAAAATCAACCAACTTTTGACTGATATCTGATAACTTTTCAGAAAATTGATTGAGCAATTCAGCTTTTAAGAGATTGTTTGTCTCGCTTAAGGTTCCGCTCGCTTGTTTACCAGCGTTCCCAAGGTTACTCATCTCTTGAGAGAGATTTGAGTAAGCTGTTTTAGCTTGATTCAACTGGGTTTCCATTTTATTGGCTTCAGCTGAATTTTCACCATACTCTTGCTTTGTAAGAGCTAGTTGTTTTTCTAGATTTTCAATCTGCCGAGCAACAATATCAGATTGAGCTCCAATCCTTTTCTCAGCAAGCGCCAATTTGTCAGCTTCACTTGCGTTAGCTCCTAGCTGACTTTCTTGCAATTTGAATGAACTGACTACTTTTTCATTCTCGCTAGCCAGTTGCTTCTGCTCATTTTGCAATTCTTTTAATTGGTTCTTGTTGTTCTGAGTAGCACTCCCATTCTCAGCAAGTGCCTGGTTGACATTAGCAAGTTTGCCTTCATAACCTTTAAGGACATTCTTGGTAGTTTCAACTTCACGTTGAAAAGCTCGGTACTGATCAGCGCCGATATCACCATTTTTGAACTGCTGTTCTACCTGAGACTGAGCTTGTCTCAAAGTTTCTAGCTTCTCCTTGGTCGTCGCAACTTGCTTTTGCAAGACTTCTTGCTTCTGAGTCAGGAGCGTTACGTTTCCTGTATCAAACTTCAAGGCCTTGTCAATCTGTTTCAACTCCTGACTTGCATCAGTAGCAGCCTTATTGACATTTTTCAGCGCCTTCTGTAAAGGTTGCGTGTCGCCATCAATTTCAATTTTGATACCTTTGATATTTCCTGCCATATTTCCTCCTTTCTCAAAAAATAGAAAAGCGCTGAGAGAACTTATACCACTGATAATGCAGTCAGACCAAGGAACTTGGTCTTAGAATCGCTCTCTCAGCACTCATTTTTTCTTTAAAAACTGTCAAAATCAGCTTGCGTGGCTTTCCGTTCGCCACCCTTATCCTCACTCCGTAAATTCACATAATCCGTCTGATAATCCAGAGCCATTCCGATTGAGATGTGCTTTAGATCATCGATAGACAGACCAGTTTCTTTACAGCAGGATAGATAGGATTCTACTGTGAAGATTTCTTCACTAGCTGATTCTGATTCATCTGGTGCTTTTTTGTCGTCATGCTCGCATTCAGCATTTCCATCAACACAGGACCAACTTCCTGAATCGGAAAGACTTCCATTTCCATGAAAAATTGTTCATAAGGCTTGATATGAGGATTTGCAGATTTAGCAAAGGTCCAAAAAAGACGGTTGAAAAAGGTCATATCAAAGTCTGACAACATCGAAATATCAATATTAGTCGCTATCAACTCCTTGTCAGTTTCCAGCTTGTTCAATTCATTCATGAATGATTGATTTTTCAACATCGAGAACAAATCTTGAAAATAATCTTTCCCAAATTGTTGCTTGTAGGCGATAGGAGTATAGCCGTTGGTCCCCAACTCATACTCCTGATCACCAACCAAAACGATTTTACGCATAGATTTTCTCCTTAAGCTGCCACCGCAGTAGGTTCATACACTTTCTTGAACCAGTTGTCATAGATTTCCTTATTATCAGCTGATGTGATAGAACGTTTAACAACTGAATCAAGAGGACGAGGACTTGCTTTAAAGCCAAGTTCACGTTCATTGACGTTTGTACCGTTCTTGGTTTTTGAACCATTTCCTGGACGACTCGCTGAACAATAGTAAAGAACGTGACGTGTTTTGTTCTTGTCCCCTGAAAATTCAAACATCAAGGCAAATGATGTGAATTCTGCATCAGCTTTTTCGGTCAAAACACCCGTCTGAGCATCTTTGATTTCACCCAAAATCTTAGTCGCAAACATTTCAATAATGTGAGAGATTTTGAATTTACCTTCATATCCTTCATTTGAATTCATAAAGTGATAATCGATGTCATCTGCTTTGATTGGTGTTGATTCACCCTTTGGATCCAATATCAATTCCATTGCTCCAGGAAAGCGGAAAATTTCATCGTAAGTAATCACTCCATCTGCACCAATTGATTTAATTGGCGCAACGTGAACATTTTTTAAACCAAAGGTTACTTTATCTTCTTGCTTCATGTCATTCCTCCTTAGTATAAATAGACTGTATAAGACTTGACATAGAGTCTTTCAGTCTCGATAAATGCTTCTTCTTGAACTTCAAAAAAGAGCTCGTAGGTTGCCCACAGCTCTTCCAGACGTTCTTCCAAATCTTCATCCTTCTGCTCAAAAGCTAGCTCTACTGTCACGCTCTTAATCTGATGATTAACCGTGTTGTCAGCTGCATTGATGGCTGGACTCGATTCATAATAGACTAGGTAAGGTAGGTCAGGAGCGTTCCCAGTTTTAAACGCTCGATAAGTGACAGGCAAATTTGCCTGTTCCAAAATAGCAGCAAAGTCTGATAGCTTCATTTCCCAATCTCCTTGATACGCTTCTCAAAGTTCTGAATTGCTTTTTCTTCAGCTGGCTTGATGTGGACGATACCAGCAACACGACCACCATTTCTTGAAAGGTGCCCGTTCTCAAGTATGTGAGTAAGGCTTGCGACTATGTTGAACACAACAAAAGAGCCGTTGGCCAGCTTCTTCTTTTTCCAACCTTTACGATACTTCCCGTAACGTTTTGGGCTTGTCTCCTTCAACTCATCCACAGTCTCATCAGCTACTTGCTCGGCAATCTTATCCACTTCTTCAGTAACCTCGTCAGAGTAAGCTGCAAGCTCTTTCGCTATCAAATCAGCAAGGTCATTACTCATTTCAAGACCTCTGACAAAGTCAACTCTAAAATTTCAGAATCGATAGGATAGGTTTTCAAGATACGATATTGCTTGCCTTCAAATTTCGCAAACTCCTGATTCTCATACTCAAAATTTCGAATCTCAACAACCAAGCTCGGTTTTAAACCTGCCTGATTTGCTTGATAAAATTCAGAGCGAGTAACCTTCTTTTTACGACACAACAGAGTAACTTCAACATCTTCAGAGATTGGTTGTAGTAACTTGTCCTTACCTGTGACTTTTTTAGAGATCAATTTGATTTCATGATTCCACATTCTTGACCTCTTTCTTTGATGCTATCTGTAAATTATGCAGTCGCCATTGAAGGTGACGTGGCATATCCACCCCACCCTCATAGCGATAAGCAGCATAGTCAACGATAAACATTTCATGGTCAGCACGCTCACCAACAAGCTCGATACCGAGGTTATCGGTCAATTCAGTGATGACACTTGAAATGATTTTTTTTAACGGCTTGTCTCTCAAGTCGGTTGAAATACCCAACTTAAGCTTCAGCAATTCTAAAAGCTGACCTTCATCCATGCTTACTCCTCAACTTCCTTAGCAGGCTCTTCAGCAGTTTCCTCAACTGTTTCCTTAACTGTTTCTTCCTGCTCAACTGCGGGCTCTTCCTTAACTTCTTTTGTTTCAGGAGCTGGTTTCTTAGGCTCATCATCTCCCAAAACCTCAAGGAAGATAGAGCCAGCAGTGTTGGCACCAGTCAAAAGGCCATTGGTAAAGCTATCTGTGGGCTCATATCCTTCACGAGGAAAGATATCACCAACAGCATAGTCATGTTTTTCAGGATCAGCCAAGTCCTTGAAAGGACGGATTACTTTATAGCTCATACGTTACCTCCTTAAGCTACAACATCAGTGTAGGTTCCGAATACCCCAGCATCTTCATCAGTCTTCTTGATGTCAAAACGTAGGTATGATGCAAGGTTTTTACCAAATTTGTGATTGTCTTCCCAATTCACGCTCAATTCCATACGGTCAAACAATGTAAGGAAGTATTCAACATCTCCGATAAAATACTTCATTTCCCCTTCTTGACCCAAAAGAGTGTCATCAACAGGGTAGATAGTTTTTCCAGAGAATGAATATCCTGTTGGTGAAGTGATGTCAGGTTGAAGCATGTAGCGGCCGTCCTTGTCCTTAACTTTATCCAATGCGTTGAACATAGAGTCAGTAACAACAAGAGATTTTTTATAAACAGATGAAATCTTAGTATTCAAAATATCTTTAAGTCCATCATAACCGCTAGCATTTACAACTTTTGCAGTTTTCAAAACATCCGCAACAATTGCCAATTTTGTTTGTTCGTCCTGATCTTGAATATCTTCTTGCATGATTCCAATAAGGTCATATTGTGCATCTTCAATCGCTTCACGAGAGATAGGAAGTTCCCCACGATAAGTCTTAATTTTGTAATCTACTTCAGTGATTTTTGTTTTTCCTAATTCTGGATTTTCTTCAAGTTCACCAACCTCTGTCATCTTACGATTTGATTTCTTCATGACTGGGTAAGTACCTGAGCCACTTGTTACTTTTACAATATGGATTAGATTAAGCAGCGGGTTCTGACGTTCAGGTGTTTTTTGTGGTTCCAAAACCTCTTTCGGAATAATCGCTCCTACATCTGTTGTTTTAACACCTGTGCGTTTTTGTCCACGAGAGCGGATGAATTCTAGTACTGCGTCACGTTTTTCCAATTTCTGTCCTCCACGTTTTTCTTGACTTGGGTAAGTCGGGGCTTTGCGATTCAATTCTTCAACTTGATTTTGCAAATCTTCGATTTCCTTTTCAAGTTGTTCTTTTTCTGCCAATTTTTCATCCAATTCTTTTTGAATGTCTTCCAGGTTCTTTTCAACTGCTGAAACTTCTTCATCATTTCCAGCTTGATCCAATTTCTTCGCTTCAAGTTCAGAACGCTTGTTCAATTCTTTAATTGATTCTTCAAGTTCTACCACTTTTTCTGCTTTGTTGCGCATGCGAGCGCCTAAAATCAATGATTTGTGCATAGGTTAAATTTCTCCTTAATTTCTTTCTTGCGCTTGTCCAGCGCTTCACGATTGGCACGCTGTTGACTTTCAAAGTCTTTCTGTCGTGCAGCAATTTCCGTTTGCGGATAGGCTGGGAAAGTACATGGACTCACTTCAAAGATTTCTAATTCTAAGATAGTGTCCAGGTACGAACCATCTGCTTGCTCTTCCGTATTGATTTTGATTGGGATGAAACCAAAGCTACATCCAATCACATCGCCACGCTGAACACGAGCATAGGCCCCAACAGCTTGCGGGTCATCCTTATTGATGATGATATCACCGTAAAGTCCGATTTCATCAACTCCTAAAATGACCGTCCCGTTACCAGTACGACCAAGCACTAAACTATCATCATGGTTAAACAATGCCCGGATGTCAGCGTTTTGAATTGCTTTTTCAACACCTTCACGCTTAATCACTTCAAAGTAACCTGGCCATAATTCAGTAACTTCATCAAACTTGATAAAGTACCCACTCAAAATCAAATCACCAGTTTCACTTTCTTCTCGTGTTTTGAACTGAGCAGTGCGATAGCTATTCCGTTTGTTCATTCTCTTCCTCACCCCCTTTCAGTTTCTTCTGGTCCCCAAGTCTGTCTTGCGGTAGATAATTTTCAAGAGCAAGGAGCTCATCCATATCAGGATCTGGTGGCATCCCAAGCCAATCCCTCCACTCATTTCGACGCATTGCCATGCTTTTAGTCATCTGTTCAGCAACTGAAGATAACTCTGTAATGTCATACGAATAAAGCGAGCGAGCATTAAGTTTGAAATACCGATTATTTGAAACGAGTAAGTCTCTCGTTAAGGTCTGAGTAATCGTCGTAGCAATGCTCATGACCGTTGTATTGACAAAGTTGTTATATTCTTCTTTGTCAAAGCTACCAACTCCCAAAATAAAAGCTGGAACTCCCAAAAGCCCAGCAACTGTTTTCTTGTCAATTTCAACAGATTCATTGATAGCGATATCTTTTAAACTTAATGGCTTGACCTGTTCAACCTCTAGCAAAGCATCAGGAATAATCCACGGCTCACCAGCTTGACTAGTGCTAAGATATTTCTTAGCGACCTTGTCTCGTCCTTCTTGTGTGCCCAACTCTCCATTCGAAGAATCAACCTTAACAATCAGGCTAGGAACGTTCTTTCCATTCATAAATCCTTTTTTGATTTGAGTAGCAAGATTTAAGTTCCTAACAATATCCCTCAGAGCAAGCCTATATCCAGTCCCTACAAATGGATTGTCTGGATCTGGATTGATTACAAAGTGCACGATTTCGCTTGGGTTGTAGTCGATACCACGATAATTCACGATATAACCAACATCATCACTTTTGAAAGAAACTTCACTCATAGAGAATGGTCTCAGGTTCAAAATATAATCATTCACAGGATCATACTCAACATGAAGAACTGAGTTTCCGTCACCGAATAGCAATAGGTCACGCACAATCTTGAAAATCCAAGTTTTGCGGGTCATATTTTCGCATGGGTTTACATCAATCTTGCGAGCCAGTCCGTCTTTTATTCGGATATCGCCTTTGTCGGTATTCTCCATCAAGTGAATAGTCATGTTCGACACCATGTCAGCAATCTTGTTGACCGCAGCAATCACATCAGGATTGCGAGCCAGTGGCACATAGCTATCACCGTCAATATAAAGACCAAAATCTGAATGAGTGATAATATTCGTTCCACTTCGACTCTTACCACGTTTCAAAAACCTATCTAAAAGCCCCATCTTTCCTCACCTCCTTTCTAGCGAAAAGTATTTTGAAGAAGTGAATCAAAGTGTTTGTTTCTTACGATATTCTGACTGACATCAACTATTTGTTTATCCCAGTTAACTGTTTCAGCCCTCAAATCTTTCGTATAGCTTTGACGAACGACTACTTCTTCCCCGTTTAAAATTACTTTAACTCGCCCTTTATTAATTAGCACATTAATTTCATGTTCTGATAAAACTATTTCATTCATAATTCACCTAATCAAAGAAGCTCATCACATCGCTATTCTTACCAAGATTAGCAAGAGCCTGAATACAAGCAAAAACGCTGGCATCGAACAAGTCAATTCTTGCAGTACCACCGTCACCATCTAATTTCTCATATTGCACAGCATCATCCACCTTTTCAATCGCTCTAACATTGCTCACACAGTATTCGTAAGCATCAGAATGAAGATAGTAAAACTCTTTATTCTTAACTTTGAACTCAATCCGTCTAAATCCTTCAGATTTCAGATAGAAAAGCTGTGGTTGGTCAATCATCTTAAACCGAGCTTGTTTCATCTTCGTCAGAAACTCACGGCCAAACTTCCTATCCATTCCGACAGCAGCAATCTTGAACCCTTTCTCTCTCATCTTGATAAACCATTTGACAATATCATCATAGAGAACGGTCGGAGTATTGCTCATAGTTAGCCAGCCATCAGACTGCCACCCAAAGAGTGGAATCCCGTCATCGTTGGCTTTCTTCTGAGCATTGACACGAGGAAAGAAAGCGTGTGTGATGCAGATATCAACATCTTTCTCGCCATCGTGATAGACACCATAAAGGGCGGCTGCGGTCAAGTCATGCAACCTTGACAAGTCAGCTCCACCATACCACTGGATAGGCAAGCGTGCTAGCTCTTCCAATGTCCAATCGTATTGACTATCTGAAGCTATGAATTCATCAGGATTGAAATAAGCATTCATAGAGTTTGTGAAGACATTCAAAGTCTTGTTGAAAAACTCATTTCTTGTCTGTGGATCGTTCATAGCCTGTTCGGCTTCTTCTCTCAGAGCCTTGAGCGACACCGTCACTCCCCACGAAGGGTTGGCTTTTTTTAGAACATTCTCGTCCAGGTAGTCGCCCACGTCTCCATCAGTCGTCTGGTCAGCTTTGCAGATAAACATGAACAAGGAATCATCCTTGACCAATTGCTTAAGGACCTTTTGACAATATTTCAGACGGTTAGCAAGGAAACCAGTAGGAATATCACCAGCTGTAGAGATAACAAAAAGCATACTGTTTCGGTATGCTGACATTGTTTTCTTCATAAGTCCGTATTTCTTACTGTTTCTCATCGTGTGAGCTTCGTCTAGGATAATTACATTACCGTTCAATGAGTCCAAACGGCTTTCATCGTTGGCCAGTGCTTGGATAAAGAAAGAACCCTCATCACCAAAGTTAGCAGTAATAGAGTGTTCCTGGTTATTATCCTTGATACGGATGTTTTTATCATTCCATCGTTCAACATTGAATCTTAAAAAACCAAAAGCTTCCATCGCTTGCTTGACTGAGTTAGCAACGATATAGCATTTTGAACCGCTGTCTGTGTCTAATATCTGATAAGCAAGAGCGATTGCAGCAGTAAATGAGGTTTTCCCATTCTTCCGAGCAAGCATGATAAGCGCTTCTTTGAACCTGCGCTCATTCGTCCACTTATAGTAAAACCCAAACAGATTCACAACTACAAAATGTTGCCACGGTTGCAAGAGTAATGGCTTGTTACGGATAGACACCGCAAACATATCATCGCCCTGCTGATGGACTATCGTGTTTTCGATGAAGTGAACAACGAAATCAACGATATCCTCATCCATTTCAAACTCGGCATTGTCAAGATCACGAATGAACCTTTCAGCAGCAAGAATATTCTCCTCGCAATGTTCCTCTCTGTGAGAAATGACGTGCCGAGCATACTCTTTCGCTTTATCAAGATTACCCATTTGTAGTCACTCGCTTCTTCTTGATTTCGTTTTTGAACTTCAGGACCTCAGTAAGAACTGACTCACCCTCTTGTTCTACTACCTCACCGAGAGACTTCGGATTCATCATCAGCTGATTAGAGTAGCTGAGAATGTCTTTCCTCAAAATTTCCATCGCTGTCAAGATTGGAACTTTACGCTCGTTCTCTGCACCAGCCTTATTGACGTAGGTGTCTGTTACTGGATAACCCATGTCAGCATAATCTTGAGCAAGTTTCTGATACTGGTATAGCATTCCTGCAAAAATGTCAATGATCATTTCGAACTCTTTCCGATAAGTGCCCAAGTCTTTCATCTGCTTGACCACTTTTGACTTAATCGACTTTGCTGTAATTGGTTTAGCCAAAAACTACCTCCTTTCGTCAAAATCGCTTAGTTTTTACCCCCTTTTTTTTTTGAAGGCCCCCGACTTGGAAAAAGTTCCCTTCACCGGTACCCTACTGGCCAAAATGATTTTTCAAAAAGAGGGGGGGACTAAAATTTTTCATTTTTCATTTTTGAAAAAATTTAAAAATTCTTTTTTTCTCTTTTTCTGCCAGTACAAGCCTTGGTTGATTACTCTATCGTTCACTCTATCATGAAACGTATTGTGTTTCTTATTCGTCAACGGCAAACAATTCCATTCAACGAATTCAAGTTCAGGATATTCAGATACAGGAAAGATATGGTGAACCATTTCTGCTTGAACAGAAATTCCGTAACGCAAACTTTCTTGACAAAGATAATCATGCTTACGCATTATCCTATCACGGAACTTCTCCCACTTCTTAGATCTCAAGGATGGTCTGATAGGTTTGTTATACATCTCAAACCTCCTTTCTCAATGCAAAAGGGACAGGCCTTTGACCTATCCCATCTCATACAAGAAATCTATGCTACCATAATAAACTCTTTTTCGTGAGACTTCAAGATACCTTTTGTCTCATTCTTTTTTATTTTTGTATTCGCAAATAGAAATGATTTTGTTATTGTCATTGATGTGCTTATAAAATCTAATTGATTCTGGGTGAATTTCACTAACCGCAATTCTCCCTTCAATTCCAATATCACTCACTTCAAGGTTTAAAGTTTCGTCGGCAATGCTTCCTAAAATTTGGATTTTATCTTTGCTTGATATTTTTTTATAAATAAAATTCAAAATTCTTTTCAGTATTTTTATCATAGTCATACCTCTTGATGCTATACCAATTTTACCTCTCACCTTCACATATCTTATATTTTGTTAAACTCACTCTAAATCTCAAACCCTTACTAAGCATGGGTTTTAAAGAGTTTCATTTTTTCAGTTTATGCTTAACTCATTATGTGAAAGTAATATCTAAAAAATTAAATGACAAAGTTCCGTAAAGCATCATCAAGCTCTGCTTGTTCTATTCCTATGTATCTCAAGGTTATTGCAGGTGATGAGTGATTGAACATTTTCTGTAATGTTCCTACGTCCTTTGTCTTGTTGTAATATTTATAGCCGAACGTCTTGCGCATTGTGTGTGTGCCAACATTATCAATGCCTAGTTCTTCAGCTGCTTCATGTATGATTTGATAGGCTCGCTCACGAGTGATTGCTTTATTCTGACCTTGTCTACTCTTGAATAAGAAATGATGAAATGGTTTGTCCTCGACATATCTCCTCATTTCTTTCTTGAGCTCTTTTGTCATCCGTCTTGTTATCTGCTTGCCAGTCTTCCGTTCTCTCAGTTTGATGTGCCAACCTTGAACATCTTTAACTTTCAAGGTAAGTATATCTCCGACCCGCAAGCCAGTATTCAGGCCTGTAATGAATAGCATATAATACATCTCATTCCACTCTTTGAGATAATCTTTCATTGCCTGAATGTCGTCATTATCTTTTATCGGTGATACAAATTCCATGTTCTACCTCCTTTCTGCAAAACAAAAAGCCAGCATTTGCTGACTCTTGACGATACTTCTGTTGGACAACTTTTTGACTAGAATTAAGGATGACTCCTCAAGTGTGATGTGTGTTTTTGTTTCAGAAGTTCATGCTATCATAATAGACCTTTTTTCGTGAGACTTCAAGATGTCTTTTGTCTCAATCTTATTTACAACTCACCTTTCAGTATAGCGTACTGTTCTAAGATAATCCTTCTACGTCGATAGATTGTAGCTTTGCTCATGAATTTCTGTTCTGCTATTTCTTCCCACCTCAGTTGAGGATATCTCCAGCGCAGATTAAAGATTTCCTTATCTTCATCAACTAGATTGATCAAGAGTTTGTTGATAATCCCTTTGAACCCTTCAAGGAATTTTAAGGTTGGATCATCCGCTATTCTGATTGCGATGGTTTCGGTAGGTTTGCTTATTCCTACGCTAGGCCCACTCTGAGCATCTGGATTTCGAGTTTCTAGTTCTAGCCTTCTCAAATCTATTGTACGTTGAACGTTTTGAAATTTGAAAAGTTCTCTGTCTAATGTTTTGAGGTCTTCGTCGCTTAATTTCTTCAATTCCTACCCCCTCGATATCTTCGTGACTGCTTCCACTTGATAATCTTACCTTCGTTATTATTGTTAAAATAATCTGGCAATCTTGCTGTTGGACTTTCTTTATAGACCACTTTTTCAACGACCTGGACTCCAGGCATCATTTCATCATCTATCCACCCAACAAGCCACGCAGGGTTTACATCATAGGTTTTAGCGATCATTTCGATTTGCTTAATGGACGGATATCCACCCCGTTCGTACAAATGAATTGTATTTTGGGAGACACCTGTCTCTTTCGCCATTTGTCCTACAGAGAGACATAAGTCCTCTCTAAGTTCTTTCAGTCTTAACTGCATCTTGCTCTCCACTTTCTAGTATTAGCTTTTATGAATGCCGCTTGCTCTTGCATCTGCTTCCATTCATAATCCATGATAATTTCAAGTTGATTGTTACAAAAGACTTTTAAGAAATCATTTTGAACTTCTAGCTTCTCAATATCCTTATAGGCCCTTTCATACAGTTCATCTTCCAGGAATCTAATACGCTCTGCCATTGCTTCTTGAATGATGGTGTAAGTTGGTTTCTTGTACTTTGTCATTACAATCTTACCTTATCTCCAACTTTCTCCTACAATTCTTCCAACTCAAAATATTCTGTCAGCTCACTCTTCAATTCCTCTAGAGTTTCACATCGTTCAATTAAATCAGACACATCGTATTGTGTATCCACTTTGTTCAGAGTGTTTTCTGCTACTGCATCTGCCACCCATTTTGGATGTGTACCAGGGCGAGAAAATTGATCTTGTGGCAATAGCTTAAGCAATGCTTCATATCGTTCTTCTAGTGAAGTCAAGGCACCAAGCGTATCAATAAATGCAGTATCTGATTTTCTGTTTTTAAAAATTTCTGGGTAATTTTGTTCTGCAATTTCTGCATAGATGGCAGACCATTCTTCGTCTGAAAAATGTGATTTTTCAACTAGTGCACCGTATTCGATTTCTTTTCCATTGATTTTAGTTTTGTAATTCATAGTGTGACCTCATTTCCAATTTCTGTATTATTGTATTTATCTTCACTCACCACAAACACGTTACCATTGACCGTGATAGTGAATAGATTTCCGATTTTTCGTTTTTCTGTAACCTTGCCAGTTATCTGTGCCTTGCTATCAGCGTGATAAACTAGCAAGGGTTTATCTAGCTGACTGCGTTGCATAAATAGTAGGCAAGTTGTTAGTAAGGCATAGCCAATTAAGAAGCGTTTCATGTGTCAACCTCCTTGACTCTCATAAATTTCGGCATTTCACCGTGATATTCTTCAAGAAGAAAATATTTTCTGCAACACTCAGCGTAGTCATAGGTTTTATTAACCTTTAATTTTTGCTTGAGTGTTTTCTTAAATTTCTTCGGACATACAGCAAATGAAACTTTATCATCGACAACTATCCAGGCTATAAAATATCTATACGAATAATTATAGTGTTTTCGTTTTTGTCTAAGATTCATCACTCCACCTCCTCAAAATAACTATAAAATTTACTTAGATTCACAATAGCGACCTCTTCAACGGAATGTTTTTCGATATCAAAGTCTGGATCATTTTTCCCAAACTCTTTCTTTATGGCTTTTTCCGCTAGAAAAGGTAAGTCGAATATACTTGCTCCATTTCTCAAGGCGAGCGCTTGACCATATTCGTTCACTACTTGATAACCTACCTTAAACGGTCTTATTTCCTCAGGGATTTTTAAGTGTTTGTTTTCAGTTTTTGTAGCTTGTTCTTGTTCAGAATTTTGTACCATTGATATACCTTCCTGTTCTACAATTCTCTCAAATACTCATTGAACAAATCTTCATCAAGGACTCCGTTCTCAATTAGATTTTCAACTGCGATTTCAATTTTAATCAAACGATTCAATTCTTTGTTAGGCAACGTAGCCATAATAACTTCTTCCATCGCTCTACCTCCTCATTTTTCTAACGTTTTGATTACACTTTCAATCTGTTCTTTCTTCTTCTGCAATTCTTCCAAATTCTTGACTTCTAATGCTTTTTTAATAATTTCAAGTTGTTCAATTTCTTTTTTAAACTTGATAAGTTCTTGAACTTCTCGTGCATAGTCCCTAAAATTTTTTGCCCAGTCATATTCATCCCAACCAAAAACTCTTAAAAGTTCTTGTTTTAAGTCATAGTATTTTCTTTCCAAATCTCTATTGACCATCGCTTGAGAATACATAATGTAGAATGTCATAGCCGAAATCAGCAAACAAGCAAAGAACATTCCCCAAAACATCAAATCTTTCATTCTTCAACCTCCTCATTTTCTTCAAAGTCTTCAACAAAAAAATAATTGACATTCTTAGGATTAACGGACAAATTTCTAATCCTCATCAAATTTCCATTGTTGAACTGACTAGTAATTTTTGTCAGTTCTTTTTCTGTAAAGTTTCTTACTAGAAAACTAAGTTCTTCACCATCAGAAAAGCAAATTTTTATTTTTTGATAATTGCTAACTTGCTCACTTTCAGGTTCATAACCAAGCAAGTATCCTACGCTTACTCCAAAATAATCTGCTAACTCATCTGCTCTATTCGTTTTTATTTGGCTTTCTCCATTTTCCCAACGTTGAATACTCCGAGCTGGTGCAGCTATTGCTTCAGATAATTCCTGCTGAGTCAACCCCTTTTCTTTTCTCAATTGTTTCAGTCTGTTCATCCTTCACACCTCCCTAAAACGGCAACCCATCATCTGAAATATCCATCGGATCACTTGCTCCAAAACTTGGTGGCATTTGGTTTTCCATGCTTGACTGGTTCGCAGTATTATCCTTCTTTTCAAGAGTTTGAAAACTTTCAGCTACAACTTCCGTCACATAGACACGTTGTCCTTGCTGATTATCATAGCTACGAGTCTGGATGCGGCCTGTGATTCCTACCAGGTTCCCTTTTTTGCACCAGTTTGCGAAATTTTCAGCCTGTTGGCGCCACATAATGCAACTGATAAAATCAGCTTCACGGTCACCTGCCTGATTCTTAAAATTGCGATTCACTGCCAAACTGAAAGTTGCAACAGCAACATTTGACGGCGTGTATCGCAACTCAGGGTCACGAGTCAATCGACCTACCAAAACAACATTATTGATCATTTCCTATCTCCTTCTTCATTTTCTAAAACGGCATCTTGTATGAAAGTATTACCAATTTCACAGTGCTTGTATTCCTCAGCTGTCACTTCAAACGTTTCTTCAACGTGCTTATTTCCTGCATGTCCAGAAACGACCAGAATATATCTTCTTTTGGTTCTTGTTGGTACAAGTACCGAACTTTTTCCTGTCATAACAGGTATGAATGTTGTGTGAGGTTCATCAATGTACTTGTCTACAACCGTTCCGCTCGAAATCTCGTGACATGCTACGAGGAAGGATGCGAATAGAACAACACATAGGATTTTAAAATATCTCAT